CCTGATTACGATGCGGACCGCCCTGGTGCCGATCATCCGGGCCAGCATGAACAGTCCGCGCCTCAAGCGGCTGCCTTGGATGAAAAAGGTCGTCCTGCTGGAGGAAATGGCGATCCTCGGCTTCCGCAAGACGGTGCCGACGTCCAATCCGGCCGTGCAGGACATCAGCACGATTGCCGGCTATCTCGCCTCCGACGTTTCCTACATCACGGCGAACCACGTCCGTGACGGCATCATCCAGACTGCGAAGGGCATCTTTGCCCCGAAGCAGGTCATGAGCCTGCGGGAAAAGCTCAGGCTGGCCTCTCCGATCTCATTGCAGGAGGTCCAGACCAAGGCTCCCGAGCACATGTTCAAACGCGGCGAGGAGCCGTTCTGCCTGGGCTTCGTCGGCCGCATGAGCAATTCCATGACCCGTCTGCCCGAAGTCTACGAGGTCATGGACAAGAACTGGATTTTGAAGGGCGACAAGGGCTTCAAGGTCATCATCTCGACGGTGACCACGGGGATTAAGTTGACCCCGCCCGACTTCGTGATCGTCGAGCACAATCCGCGCGACGTGTTCTGGAAGCGCGTTCGCGAGGACATGCATCTCGTGATTTCGATGTCGATCGATGCGGAGTTCAGCCTCTCGCTGATCGAGCCGGTGATGCTGGGGACCCCACTTGTCATCGCCCGCGAGGAATGGACGGAAGGACTTCTCGGCCCCGAGTACCCGTTCTTCGTCGACAACAAGACCCAAGCCTACGGCATGGTGAAGGCGTTCCACGACAACTACGCCGCCATGTACGAGCGCTTCCTCGAATGGCGGGGGAGCACGTTCGTGCCCCGCTTCGGACCGAACGGCATCTATTCTCGGAACCTCTATGAAGACGTGCTGAGCGAGATCGTCGCCTATGACGATTACGTCGCAAAGAAGCTGATCGAGGACCATCCCGTGCGGGGCAACAACGCGGTTGCGAAGATCATCTCAGAGCGCGTGCAGGATCGCGAGAGCTTCAACCTCATGGAGGTTCTGGAAGAGCTCGCAGAGGACGGAGCGTTCCGCAACCTCGGCAACAAGCTCGGGGAGGCCAACGTCAACCGGAACCTCACGTTCATGAGCCCCTGGCACGAAATGAAGGTCCTTCTGCGCACCTTCTACGGCTTCACGGATGCCAGCGTCGAAGTGGGCCACATGAGAAAGAAGGCGCAATGAGCGAAACCAAGGACCCCATTGCCGTGGTGACGATCGACGTCCCTGGCATTTCGATCACGACGCTAGGCGAAGACATAATCAATATCTTGCAGGAGATGGGGCATGACGTGGTGAAGGTCGTCGTGCCGGCGCGCATGAAGCAGGTCCTCGCCAACCCGCCTCCCGAGATTCACAAACGCCGGGTCCTTTGCCTTGTCGAGCATAAGACGGTCGATCTCCTGAGCTCGCTCTATGTGCGGCCAAGGTGCGTGGTGTCCGTCTACACGACTGGTTGGGAGGAATACCACGTTCACGAGCAGCTGACGCATCTCGGGGCTTACCTGAAACCCAAGCTGCACGGCGTCCCCATTCGCCACGTCAGCCATTCCCGGCACAATCACAATCTGATCGAGAAGTTCGCCCGCAAGTACCTGTCACCGTCGACCTACCGGGAGCTCTCGGGCCAACTCGAATGCATCCTTTTCGGGATCACGGATCACTTCAAGCCGGGCGATGGTCCGGTCTCGCCGGATAAGATCCGGGTCCCGTACAACCGGATCAATCAGGCTCAGAAGAACATCAAGCTCCACGCCGAGGTCACCCGGCAGCACCTCAACTGGCTGTCCGTCACACACGGCGTCGAGACGAAGGCGGACTTCTACTACGCTCCTGGCTTCGGGCCGGAGGACAAGTCCTACCGCTTCAACCGTACCGTCTACAATTTCATCCCGCAGATCAAAGGGCGGAACGAATACGCCGAGAACCTGCGCGGTTACGGCATGTTCCTCTCGACCAGCCTGTTCGAGGGCTTCGGTCTTGCCTTCCTTGAGATGCTGGCGTCCGGCCTGGTCGGAGTGTTCCTTGACCGGCCCTGGATCAGGCTCCTGCTGCCGGAGTACCGCTACATCGTGCCGGCCGGCGAGCTCGCCCCATGCATGGCCCACGTGCGCGAGAACTTCGAGGAAGCCCGCGCCTACGTCCTGAAAGAGATCGTCCCGCTCATCCAGAAGAAATACGCCCTACGCAGGTTCTGCGAGGAGGTCGTCGCGCTTCTCAACTCAATCGACGAGGTGACTGATGATAGCCAGCGGTCAGACGTTGCGTGAACGAAAGCCGGTAAAGCCCTTCTGCGAGCGAACACGCTACAACGGTTTGACCTACGGTGTCGGGCCGGCCGGCTATGACGTGCGTATCGACCAGGACGTGACCATTCCTCCGGGCGGATTCACCCTGGCCTCCACAATGGAGGAGTTCAATATGCCCAACGATCTGGTCGGGGTCGTGCACGACAAGAGCACTTGGGCACGGCTTGGTCTCGTTGCCCAGAACACCGTGATCGAGCCCGGCTGGAAAGGCTTCTTGACCTTGGAGCTGACCAATCACAGCGACAAGGAAATCTTCATCAAGAGGGGCACGCCGATCGCCCAGATCCTGTTCCATTTCACCGACAGGCCCGTCGAGAAAGCCTACGACGGCAAGTACCAAAATCAGGCGCGAGGCCCGCAACCGGCGATCATAGAGCCAGATCCGGTCTAATCCTTATTCCATGCAATTAATTGCAAGGCTGCCACGGGTTAACTCTCGTGGCAGTTTTGTCTTTAATGCTGTCCCTAAACATGGAGGTTTGCCGTGACGGCCTTGGACCTGACCAAAAAATTGCTCCGCCTCGACTTACCAGTGGATCTGCTGGAGAAAAACGAGAGCAACCCGAATAAGATGTCGCCACGGGAGTTTGACCTGCTGGTCGACAACATAGAAAAGACGGGCCTGACTGACCCGATCCTTGTCCGGCCGCTCGATCTCAAGTCGGTCACGGAGCTTTCCAAGTCAGCGTCCGGGGACAAGCTGGTCGAGCAATTCGTGTCGAAAGGGCTCAGGTTCCGCATCGTCGGCGGACACCACCGTCTTGATGCTGCGATATACCTCGGGTTCGAGAAGGTGCCGTGCACCGTCATCATGGACCCGACCTTNGACGAAGAGCAGGAGAAATTCCAGCTCGTCAGGATGAACATGATTAAGGGACGCCTCGACCCCCAGGCGTTCTTCGACCTCTACAATCAGCTCTCGGCCCAGTACACGGACGAAATCCTGCAGGACGCCTTCGGTTTTGCGGATGAGGCCGAGTTCAAGAAGCTCATCAATCAGACGGCCAAGGCTCTACCGGACCCGAAGCTGCAGAAGAAGTTCAAGGAGGCCGCCCAGGAGATCAAGACAATTGACGGCCTGTCGAAGCTCCTGAACCAGATGTTCACGCAGTACGGCGACACCATCCCCTACGGCTATATGGTCGTCGACTACGGTGGAAAGCGGTCGATGTGGCTGCGCGTCGAGAAGAAGACCATGGACGCGCTCGACCTCGTCGGTGAGATGTGCATCAAGGAAAAGCGCACGGTCGACGACATCATTGGCGGGGTCGTGCAATTGATTGCAAAGGGTGAGCTCGCTGATGCGGTGAAACAGCTCATCGCCAAATCGCCCCCGGTCGAAATCCCGGACACTCTCAGCGTGGCTCCGACCAAGGACAACCTCGAAAAGGTCGTTAGCCTATGAAACTCAAGGTTTCGAGCCGGGCGTTCAAGAGTCTCAAGAGCCTCGGGGAGGAGCGGATGCAGGAGATCGACGCTCGCCTCCTGTCCGGGGAGCAGTGCAGCTCGATCGCCCGCTGGATACAGCTTGAGCTGGGCAAGCTCACCGACATCAAGACGGCGAGCCTCAAGAAAACGCTGGAGCGTTACCGCGAGACGGAGCTGCGCAACCGCACGCTCCAGAGGATTGCCGAAGCCCAATCGAAGTCGGCCATCAAGACGATCCAGAAGCGGCTCAATGCCTTGGAGGAGATGGAGGAGGCGATCCGGTTCCAGCGCATCCGGGTCGACAAAATCCTGATGCGGGAGTCCAAGCTCCCCGAAGGCATTCTGCTGAAAGACGCCTCAAACGAGCTGCGTCTGCTGAAGGACATGTTGATGGACCTCGGCAAGCTGCAGCTTGAGACCGGCCTGCTGCCGCGCGCCGCGAAGACCTTCCGTGGAACCATGGTGGGCGCTGACGGTCAGGTCCGCGAGTTCGAGTGGACGGAGGAACAGGAGGAGCTGTTCCAGACCATAGAAGCGATGGAGCGGCACGTTGCAGCCGAAGACGCTTGAGCAGCACCCGCTGGCGATCTGCTTTCGCATCTGCCAGGGCCTCGGGAAAACCGGCGAGAGGATCTGGAAGGTCGCCAAGGAAATCGAGGACCTTGACGAACGGCTGCGCTACTTGCGCTACGCCCTCGGCTGGGTGCGTGAGAAGGCAAAGGAGGACATATGGGAGACCCCACCTGTCGACTTCCGCACGTTCGTTGAGTCCCGAGAACTCCTCGATAAGCCCGGCGTGCTGTGGCCGAAGGTCATGGAATGCGGGCTGGAGATCAACTCAGGCAAGTACACGGAGTGCGTACTAACCGGGGCCATCGGTGTCGCGAAGTCCACGCTGGCCATTTACACGCAAGCCTACCAGATCTACGTCCTCTCCTGCATGAAAAGCCCGCACGAGGTGTTCGATCTCGACCCCTCGTCGGAAATTCTCATCGTATTCCAGTCGATCAACAAGCATCTAGCGATGGACGTCGACTACCGGCGCTTCCGCTCGATGATCGACGACAGCCCGTATTTCCAGACCGAGTTCACCTACAATCGGGCGCGCGAAAGCGACATGCGCTTCGACAAGTTCAATATCGTGGTGAAACCGGTCGCCGGCCACGACTCCGCTGCCATCGGTCAGAACGTGATCGGAGGCATCCTCGACGAGCTCAACTTCATGGCCGTCGTCGAGAACTCAAAAATGACTAAGGACGGCTCGATCTACGATCAGGCCACTCAGAACTACAACTCGATCGCCCGCCGCCGAGAGTCCCGCTTCATGCAGCTGGGCCAGTTGCCGGGGATGCTCTGCCTCGTCTCCTCGCGCAACTATCCGGGCCAGTTCACCGACAAGAAAGAGCAGGAGGCGAAAACCAATCCTCGCATCTACGTCTACGACAAGCGGCTCTGGGAGATCCGGCCGGAGCGGTTCTGCGGGGACAAGTTCCGCGTCTTCATCGGGGATGAGTCCCGCAAGCCGCGCATCCTCGATGACATGGAAATCGTGCCCAAGTCGGACGAACACCTCGTCATGGGCATCCCGATCGAGTACCGGCAGACCTTCGAGAACGATCTGCTGCCGGCTCTTCGGGACGTGGCCGGCGTGGCCACGATCGCGCTACACCCGTTCATGATGAATACGGACGCGGTGTCGTCCTGCTTCGGCAAGGTGAAATCAATTGCATCGCGCGAGGACTGCGACTTTAAGGAGACGAAGCTGCAGATTTACCCGAAGCGGATCATGCATCCCGAGCAGCCCCGCTTCGCGCACGTCGACCTTGCCATTTCCAATGACAGCGCAGGCGTCAGCATCGGGCATGTGCCCGAGTTCGTGAACGTGAACCGGGGCGAATACGTCGAAATCCTTCCCGTGATCCAGTTCGACATGATCCTGGAGGTCAGGCCACCTCGGGGAGGGGAGATCGAGTTCGAGAACATTCGCCGGCTCATTTACTTGCTTCGGGACAAGCTCAGGATGCCGATCAAGTGGGTCACCTTCGACAGCTTCCAGTCGAAGGATTCCATGCAGATCATGCACCAGCAGGGCTTCATGACCGGTCAGCAATCCATGGACAAGGACACGTTCGCTTATGACGTGACGAAGCAGGCGTTCTATGACGGCCGGATACGCGCGCCCGAGCACCCAAAGGCTCTCCGGGAGCTCATCTCGCTGGAGATCGATACCCAGAAGGGCAAGATCGACCATCCGGCCCACAGCTCGAAGGACGTGGCAGACAGCATCGCCGGGGTCGTCTTTGGGCTGACCATGAGGCGCGAGATTTGGGCTCGCCATAGGGTCCCTCTACACCGCGTTCCGCGCTCTATTCTGGAGGCGAGGCCGCAGGGCAAGCACAGCATCGCAGCAATAGAGAAGGCCCAGGAGGCCAGTCTCCGTGCCTAGATACCGGTTTTGGAGTGACACGAACCAGCGCGGCTTCGAGCACGATCTTTTCGACGCGGGCATTGAGTTCCGCACCGAGCGGTTCGATGTCATCGTCGACAGTGATGAATCTCTGGTCGAAGAGCTCGCCTCATTGTGGGGCAGCACGAGGATGAAGGACGATGCAGGCACAGGCACAAGTGGACTTGTTGGCTCGGGACTTAACGATATTGGAGCGGTGTCTGCCCGCGCACATGCTGTTCCTGATGATGGAACAGTGCCAAAACGCGGGTTACGAGCTGCGCGCGGACGTGATGCATCATCTAAACGTCGCCGCAGTCTCACCCCTATCGCAGATAGACACGCTGAGCGTCGCAAGGCTCTCAAGGCGAATAGATGAGGCTGCGCGAACTCTCCTGAACGATCTCTCACCGGACGACCCGCGTGAAGGGCTCTACTGCTGTGCTCAATTCTGCCTTCTCCTGGTGGACGAAGGTCGGCTCCTCGACGTGCAAAACCAGGCCGTCCTCGTCTCGCTCCTGCTGATGGACGACATCAAGGATGAGCGGAAGGATCAGTACGGCAATGAGCCCGTCTGGCGATTGGAGGGACGCAAGTGGCAGGAGAAGGCAAAGAAGATGCTGCGCCGGGCGAATCTGATGGGGTACTACGTTAATTCATGTCGCAATTAATTGCGCAAACCTATTGCCCCCAGGTAGTCCTGACTTATAGTAGTAGTAGGTGCAAATAACCCCATAAATTCTTTTCTGGTCATAAATCACGGAGGAAAAAATGACCGCTTTCACCATTCCTTCTCATTGGAATGTGAAACCTTTCGGTGGGACGCTGGAGACGATGCAGACCGACCCGGAATACCGGGCTGAGATGATCCGGCTGTATGAGAAGGCCAATGAAATCTGGAACGATCTTGTGGGGCGAGTGAAGAAAAAGAAGCTCCCTCCATTCTATCTGGAGGCAGCGTCTCTGATGCTGGCGCGGGAAGCCATCCTTCCCGAGAAATGCCTTTCCGGTTATCGGGAGATGGTTCTCAAAGAGTGCGCGAAAATCAGGAAGCGGTTGAAGATTTGAGCGGAGCGGGGTATTCCCGCTTCCGACTTCGCAATTAAATGCAAAACATCTTGCCCTGAGCTCGTCTGCAGCTATTGTAGTCGTGTAAAATCCACCAAACCACGGAGGGTAACAGTGGGACGCAAGATCTACCGGTTCTCAGCTGAGCAGTGCGATTGGAAGGACCCGGACCAGACGATGGCGAAGAAGGTCCTGGGCGGCAAGGGCGCTGCGCTGGTGATGATGGCCCAAGCGGGAATCCCCGTTCCTCCCGGCTTCACGATCCCGACCGACATCTGCAACGAGTTCCGTCTCATCAAGGAGACGCAGACCGATGAGGTTGTTGAGAAATGGATCGACAAGCTGATGGAGGAAGTCGAGCAGAATATGGCTTGGCTGAGCAAGCCGCTCGGTTACACCCCGCTTGTCTCCGTCCGGTCAGGCGCTCCCGTCTCGATGCCGGGGATGATGGACACGATCCTGAACGTGGGCCTGACTGACGACAATTGCGCGGAGTGGTCAGACCGCATCGGCTGGCGTGCTGCGCTCGACAGTCAGCGCCGCCTGATCCAGATGCTCGGGTCTACCGCCTACGGCGTCCCGCATGAGGTCTTCGAGTTCCAATTAGCCAAGATCAAGAAGGAAGCCGGTGTCGAGCAGGACGCAGACATTGAACCGGAATACCTTGAGGCGCTGATCGAGAATTACCAGACGGCCTTCAAGCAGAACAAGGGATTCGATTTTCCGATCAATGATGCCAAGGCACAGCTTCGGGCAGCCATCAGGGCCGTGTTCGACAGCTGGATGAATCCTCGGGCGATTGAATACCGGAAGCTCAACAACATTCCCGAGGATATGGGCACCGCAGTCAACGTGCAGGCCATGGTCTTTGGGAATATGGGCGATGACAGCGGAACCGGCGTGCTGTTCACTCGCTGCCCGTCGACGGGCAAGGATGAGATCATGGGCGAGTTCCTGCAGAATGCTCAGGGCGAGGACGTCGTGGCCGGGATCAGGACCCCGCGCCCACTAAACGAGATGGAATCCCTCGGGGGAGCATGGGTGGACGTCGCCAACGAAATCTTGATGATCTGCGAGAAGCTGGAAGATCTCTACAAGGACATGGTGGACGTCGAGTTCACGGTCCAGCAGGGCAAGCTCTATATTCTCCAGAGCCGGGTAGGGAAGCGCTCGGCTCGTGCAGCCTTCCGGATTGCGGTGGACTTGGTTAACGAGGGCGTTATCGACGTTGATACCGCTCTCTCCCGCCTCACCCGGCAGCAGTACAAGGCACTGCGCCGGCCGATGCTCGATCCCAAGTTCAACACACCGCCGACGATTGTCGGGTTGCCGGCTTGTCCGGGGGTTGNCACCGGGATACCCGTGTTTTCCTCGGACGATGCAGTTAATTGCAAAGAGCCATGCATTCTGGTGACCCACGAGACCACCCCGGATGACATAGCTGGTATGAACGCGGCGGTCGGCATCTTGACTCAGACCGGTGGGGCGACGAGCCATGCGGCGGTGGTCGCCAGGGCGATGGACAAGCCGTGCGTGGTGGGCGCCACCAATCTTGATCTCGATGCTCTCAAGAAATTGAAGCCGGGGACCAAGATCACAATCGATGGTTCGACGGGGAACGTCTGGATTGATGTCGATGTTCCGGTAGTGGACGCCTCGGAAAGTCCAGAGGTTCAGACCGTTATCTCGTGGTGCATGGAGAAGATCGGGGCTTTCGAGTCATCACCTGTTGATCTCGGAGCAAATCACCGGCCCCACGCCGTCCAGGCCGCCTATTGGTGGGGATCGGAGGAGGCCATGAAGGGTGTGATCGAGGGCCTTGCGCAGATGGAATCTCGTGAAAGCGTGATTCTCGATTTGCGTTCTCCCTCTCAATTCATAGACTTGAGCGAAGACGGGGAGCTCCTGAATTGCTTCGGAAATCATCAGGATGATGATTTCGGAAAGAAGCTGACCCAGGAGCTGTTGACAAAGCAGGCCAAATTGACGGGCCTCAGACTGCATTCGCAAATGCTGTCAGTCGATGCCATCGCGTTGACCCACGCTTTTGGTGTCGAAGCTGGTCCGCTGATCTGTCGCGGGGATTACGCAGCCTTCTCGGTGTTGTCCAACTGAGCTAGGTTTCGCAGGAAAGGAGACGCACATGTCACTTGTGCTGAGCCTGAAACAGGGGGACGATTTTTGGGTAGCCGATCAGCAGGTCTTCATTTCGCGGATCGAGCATGCGAACAAATTCTGGGTGAGGTTGGCCGGCTCGGAGAAGGAGGTCGAGGTCAACGACGTCGAGGCGACCGAAATCATCCCTGACGTATTCGTGTCATCGGGGAATTACTTCAAGTACGGTGCAGTTCGCATAGCGATCGAAGCTCCCCTGTCGATCGAAATCCTGCGTGGGGACCGGTATCGGAAACTGCAGCAGGACAAACAGCAGCAAGGCTCCTGAGAAGGAAGGAAGATGCGGTTTCGGGAGTACGAAGTCACTGAGCAGGCCGTGAAGAGGGCGCGCAGTATGGGGGTATACGGCGACACGGCCAAGCGGATCGCACGAATGGCGCGGCGGTCCGCGCCTATTACCCATGAACTCGGGAATTGGCGGTTCCAGGATTTCATATTGCTGATCGAAAACGGCCGGGTGCTGGACGTTTCGAGGTTGGACCTTTCAACGGCTAATCCCTAGCGTAGAAGTGGAAACCAGGAGGGAAAATGAACGTGATACCCAGGCTTCAATCCTTGGCCCCCAACGGGGCTCTCCCGCTCAATCTCGGGTGGCGCGGGGCCTTCTACAAGCTGAATTTTCTCGGGGGGCCGTACGATGCCTTCCCCGGCCGGGATCAGGCATTCGGGGTCTGTGTGCGAGCCGAACGTGTTCCCGAGGAGGTCGACGTTCACCTGCCGATCAGGGACTTCGACGTGCCTCGGGTCGCTAACGACGTCGACAGGGCGATCCGCGATACCTTCCGGGCAGCCCTCAAGGGTCATCTGGTCTATGTCGGCTGCATGGGCGGCTGGGGCCGCACTGGCTTGTTCCTCGCACTGCTCGCCAAGGCGGCAGGGGTCGATGATCCGGTGTCCTATGTGCGCGAACACTACAGCCCCAGGGCGGTCGAGACGGACCGGCAGAAGAAATATGTCGAGGACTTCGACGTGACGGAGATCCGGCAATGGCTCTGGCGATACGCCTGGATTAACCGGTTCCCGATCTTGCGCCTGATACTGCCTTGAGTTGCGCTTGGGGTAATGCAATTAATTGCATGAGAAAAACGCAATGCAATTGACCCCGGTCGTCTTTCACCCACGATAGTAGTTGAGGCCATGAGAAAACCAGGAGGGTAGGAAATGGCGATAACTGATCCGGTCAACACACTGGCCTATCACTCATCGCGGGTGCTGAGCATCAAGCGCGATATGAGCGCCGTCCCGTGCAAGAACGTGGCGGCCCAGCTCGCGGAATACAAAAAGTCCAACAATCCACAAGACGAGTATGCTTGCCCTGAGAGGCAGGCGCTCTGGTTCTACGGCATGAACCACGGTGTGGCTCTGATCGCGAACAAGTTCGCGCCATTGGAGCCGCTACCGGAATGGGAACTCAGCTTCGTGAAGGCGTACCACCGTGAGCTCAACAAGCGGGCGGTGCGCGCCTTCTACTATCTTCTGCTGATCTGCACCCGCGAGGCCCGGCACAATCAGTCTCTTGCGACTGATCTACCGAAGATGAAGGAGAAGTTCGGGGAGAAGGTCGCGAATTTCTTCAAAGCCATCAAAGGCGGTGAAGCCGGAATTGCCGCGAAATTCGTGACCAATCCGCCGAGCGCGCCCATTGGGGATTACTGCGAGGCCATCCGCTGGCAGTTCTATCACTCGAAGTGGAACGGCGGTTACGGCGGGAAGGCGTGGGGTCAGATCGCGGACTGCCTCTGCCGGTTCGTGAAGGGCGAGTATTCGGCCGAGATGATGCTGGACACGATCTGGACCCTCTCACACAACAACGGCCCGATCTTCAACAAGGGCGAGTTCTACAACATGTACAATCACTCTGCGATCATCCGCATTCTGGATGTCCAGAGGTCGGGCCAAATTCCCCA